CTCAGCAAAATATTTTTAATCAATGCGGGGCAGTGGCCCACTCGCCCAGCCCAGCGGCCAGAGCCGCGCAGGCAAGGGCCGTGCGCCTGTCGATTGGGTGATCCCCAGCCAGGAGCTTGGCAAAGCCCGAGCGAGATATGCCAAGGGCTTGGGCTGCTGCCTCGTATGTGTAGCCCATGTGGGCCTGCCAGGCTCGGAGGTCGGCAGGGGTCATCAGTGGCCCGTGAGGGACTCGGGCACGTACCGAACCCCGCCGTCTTCGCATGTCCCGCCTTGGGCCTCCACCTCCAGAGTCCCGCCTTTTTTAGTCAGACGCTCGCAGATTTCGCGGTTTTGCGACCACGCAATCGCGCGGGCATGGTCTTCATCGCGAGCCTCAATGTGGCCAAGGCTGGCGATCTTGTTTTCAATTCTTGGGTGCTGGATGTATGCGCAATAGACGATCATGATGCGCCCCTCAAGCTGCAAGCCAGACGGCGTCGAGATCATCCACAGCAATTCCCGTAACGTGCGCGATCAGCTCAATAAGTGCTTCTGCGCGCTCGGTGTCGAAAAAAACTTCGCTCATCACGCGACCTGTGCTGTACTGTTCGATCTGCCACTTCATGATGCTCTCCTAGTTTGCCTTGTTTGCGCACCCGGAATTGAGTGCATGGGGTGTATTGTGTAGTGTAGTTATTACACTGTCAACACCTTTTGCAAACTATTTTTGCGGCCACGCATCGCGCATCACTTACTGACGCCCTTCACCTTCTCAAATGTACGTGCCCCAGCAATGCCAAGCATGCCAGACAGGATGACCCACAGCGCATCGGTGTCCAGCATGGGAGGATGCGCCAGGGTTCCTGGAATCCAGCCCTTGGCTTGCAGCAATGCCCAGCACCAGACCAACATGGGGTAAACCAGAAACTGGTAAGCCATCGCGGCAACGCCTACCCATCCCACGCCGGGCCGCCACCCGGCAACCCAGATCGAGGCGTGAGAGGCTTCGGCCTTATTCACGTCCATCTGGCTTGTCAGCAAGCTAGCGTCAATCTTGGCTAGCTCAATTTCGGCATCCAGGCGCTCTTTGTCGGTGGTCACCAGGTCGTCAATCACATTGCCGATGGTGCCGATGATTCCGCCCACGGCGGAGACTGCCAGAGGGTTCATGATGCTTCTTTCAATGTGCGGCGAAGCCATCCGAGTAAGAAGCCGCGCTGCGAGCTGTCGCGTGTGATGATCTGTTCGTACCGGGCCAGCTTAGCCAGGGCGTAGCGGGCCAGAAATAGATCGGCGTCGTAGTTGTTCATGGCGGCCAGCGTCTTCGGCCCCATCTTCCCGTCAGGGGTGGTGCCCACCACGATCTGCGCCAGCTTGGCAGCCGTACCGGTGCCAGCGTTCACGGCGAAGTCGAACAGCGTGCGGGCCACGTCCTGGCTCTGCACTTCTTCCAGCCGTAGCGGCGTCCAGAAGTTGGAGCGGTAGAAGCCGCGCACCATCTCTGCCGGTGGGGTGTCTCCAGCATCGATGTAAGCCCACCCTGCCCACTTGGGCCAGGCGTTGCGGGCAATGCCTGCGTATGTCTGCCCGCCACGGTCGTTCTTGACGGTGTGCAGGACGTAGCCGCCCTCGTTGACGATCATGCGTTCGTAGGCTTGGAGAAAGTCACTCATTTCGGTGTCACTCCACTTTTCACAGCAGTCCAGAAGGCATACATCGAGGCGCAAAAGCCCGCGACATAGCCCAAAGGCTTCCAGCAGCTCGGCGGTGTCGGCCTTGATCGCCTTCGTGTCATCGGTGTTTTCTTTGAGCAAGCGCTGAAAATTGGCCTGCTCCAGCTTCACCGCCGTGATTTCGTCGGCAAGAGAATTCATGCGTCGATCCCCCTGGTCTAGCGCTCTGGCCACATCGTTTTCAAATGCTTCGTGCATGCATCCCCCTGCCTTGATATTGAGTTAGTCGATTTCGATTTGGAACAGCGGCAGGTTGGGCGCCTGGGTCTCGATGACACCATCGCGCACAAACACTTTTTCGCCCACCTGCGCATCACCCCGCGCCAGCAGCTCGCCGCCGCCTGGAAACTGCACGCGGGCAATGCCGCCCGAGACAGACAGCACCGTGGCCACCTGCAGGGGTGGGCGGGCCACCAGGTCGGAGAACGCCTTCCAGATGTTGGTGGTCATGGGTGCCTTTCAGTCGGTGCCGTGGGTTTCGACGGTGAGGGTTTGGCGCAGCGTGGGGCGCTGCCAGTCCAGCGCCGTGCCGCGCACGATGCCAACGCGGGTCACCGCACCATCTAGGTAGCGCACGAACTTGCCGGGCTGGATCAGCCCCGTGGCAGCCAGCACCGGCAGGCGCAGGCTTACCGTGGCCTGGGGGCCGGTGTCGGCCAGCACAGCGGCTGCACGCTGGCGGGCTGCGTCCACATGGGTGATGAGGGGGTCGGTGATGCCGGGCGCGTCCACATCGCCAGCGGTACCGGCGCGCCTTGCCTCTACCTGCACGCCACCGGCCACGCCCGCAACGTGCACCCAGTTGTAGGCGGGCTTGCTGACCCACTCCACCCCTTCCACCTCCACCACATCGGCGGGCAGCTCGTAGTCGGGCGTGAGCGCGCCCCAGGCCCAGGGCATGGCCGGGTAGCGCGGCAGGATGCGCAGGGTTTGCGCCGTGGCGTGCGGCTGCACGTAGCCACCCGCTGCGGTGGCAATGGCATTGATGGCGCTGATGTAGCTGCCCTGGTGCGTCCACAGGCCTGCAGGCACCTGCCAGTCGGTCAGGCCCCAGGCCACATCCCACCCGATGCCCACACCGTTGAGGGTGAGCGCATCGGCGGCCAGCTGCTGCGCCGTTTTGGTGGTGGCGTTGCCAAAGTTGAGGGCTGGGCTGTAAGGCGCATCGAGCACCGCCCCCAGGCCGCGCCCCTGCACGTTGATGCGGGCGCTGCCGTGGGTGCGGCTGCGGGCCATGGATTCAGCGCACAGGCGGTAAGGCACGCCGTTCACCGTGGCCTCAACCACCACGGGCAGGCCATCCACTGGCACAAGGTACTGGCGGGCGCTGGCAGGCAGGCTGGCCGACCAGTTCCACGTCCAGCTATCCACATCGATGGACATGGAGAACGACTCAGCCTGCAGGGGCACGTTGCCCGCCACGCGGCGCAGGGTGATGCTGTTGACGGTCACATAAACCTTTCGGACGGGGACAACCACCACGCCCGGCTCGGGCTCTGGCCCTGGGTCATGGCGCTCGCACACAAACACCAGGCCCAGCGGCAGGCTTGGGTCGTGCAGCTCTTCAAAAACAAGATCGGCAGGCAGACTGGGCACGTAGCACGGGTCTGGCTGCGGCGGTACCGGGCGGGGCGTGATGCCTGGCGGCGGCTTGCGCGCCTCTTCATACCGGCCAGCCACGGCGCGGGCCAGCTGCTTGGCATCGCGGAACCCGGCCAGCACCACCGCAGCAGTGCGCGCGGCTTGCTGGTACTGCTGGGCCGTGGTGTTGCGCAGGCGGCTGGCGTCTTCGTAGCGCTGCAGCACGACCCGGCCCACGCGGGCCGCTTGCTGGTACTGCTGGGCCACAGCGTTGCGCAGCGGCTGGCCTTGCTCAAAACTTTGCGCCACTGGCGCCGCAGCCAGCGCGCGGGCCTGCTGGTAGCCCTGCTGCAGCAGGGATTGCAGAGGCTTGGCGCCTTCATAGCGCACCTGCACCAGCGCACTGAGCTGCTCAGCGTTTTGCCACAGGGCAGACAGCACCGCCTGCAAAGGCCGGGCCCGCTCGTACCGGGCCAGGGCGCCAGCCCGCACAGGCTGCGCCTGCTGGGCCGTGCTCTGCACCACGTTGACCATCGGGCGTGCCACGTTGACGTCATAGGCCACAGGCACTGCACCGCGCAGGCCAGACAGGCGGCCAGTGGCACGCGCAAACACCAGGCGGCGCACAGGCACATGGCCACGCAAGCCGGTGATGCGCCCTGCCGCGCGCAGCGAAACCGTGCCGACACTGCCACCCCCATCGTCGCCAAAGACGATTTCAACAGGGCTGCCGGTTGGATTGGCGCCAGCGCTAAAAAGCAGGTCAGTGCTTGCCACACGTCATGCCCTCACGTCAGCGCCGTTTCGGCAAGCTGCACAAGGCCGCCCGCGTACAGCAGGGGCGACGTTTCGCCAGCAGGGGTTTCGCCGCCCTCCAGCTGCCAGCCGCCGCCGTTGGCCGCGTCGGTGCAGTTGCTGGTGGCGATGATGGAGCCATCTGCAGCCACCCAATCCGCCCAGCGCGGCAGGCCGGTGGACATGACCAGGGTGCCCTCCACATCGCGCGGGTACATGACCAGCGCACCACCCACAATGGCCGCACAGGGCTTGAGCAGCACCACCTCGGCCTGCGGTGTGTCGGTGCGCGGTACCGCGATGGAGGCAGGCTGCGGCGTGGTGTAGATGCGCACGCAGGAAAACCCCGCGCCCTGGTCAGCACGGGCAATGGTGGCGGCCAGCTGCGCAGCGGCGGCTTGGGGGCCGACTTCCCACACGGCGCTCATGACTGCACCTCTGCCACCAGTTGGCTGGCAGCCACCGGGCGAAAGTTGCCCTCGGCATCTTCGGCGAGAGCGAGGAACTGCTGTCGCGTGTCGATGCTCGCGAACTCGAAGGCACCCGTGGCGGGATCGCTCCACGTCTCGCGCGCAACGACCTTGCTTCGCTGATGCAGAAGGATCACGCGCGCCTTGGCCGGTATGTTGCCCGATGCTGCCTTGGTCTTCGTCGTGCCCCAGATCCTGCCAGCGCCCCCGAACTCCGTATCCAGCATCACCCTCGCACCCGTTACAGCACGCATCGCAAATGGAGTCACTGCGCCAGCAGCCAGCGAGAACCTGCCCTCCATCGATTTGACAGACGCGGGTACATAGGGCTGGTAATTTGGGCTCGGACTGAATTGCAGGCGTGCCGTCTGGCCCGCAGGCAACGACATGAGCAACACATTCTGCTTGACCGATGATCCAGCGCGCTCGTACCAGCGCACCTCCTGGCTGCCGGGGCCAGTGTTCCGCAGTACAAATTCAAGCGATCCGTCCACACCCGCTCTGGCCGCGAACCTCAATGTGGCAGGTGATTCCGATAAGTATTGGCCCACACCACCCGCGAGGACTGTAGAACTCCCACCGCCGCCATCCGCCAGCAACGTGCCCTTCGTAGCGCAGTCAGTGTTTTCAGGGTGAAACGCGAGGACATACCCAAAGCCCTGCGGCAACAGCGAAGGCAGATGCATCCGTGACACTCCGGGCAGTCCGACGGCATTGGCAGATCTACCCAAATCGGGGGCGCTCTCTGCATACCACTCGATGGCGCCCTCGGATGCACAAGACATGGCTCGGCCGCTTGCCAGTCCGGCACTTCGCACCGTATATGCAGCATCGTCCTCATTGAAGGGAACCGTCTGTCTGCCCTCGAGCCAGGATACTGCGAGTGCATCAGGATCGTCGGCAGTCTCCGTGATCGTGACCTCAGAGCTGTAAGCGTCTCCCGCAAGCGCAACCATCACAACCTCCAGGGACCGACCAGATCAATGAACGCGACACCCACATCATTGCCTGTGATGGAGTATGTCGGCCCGCCGCAGCGCAGGGCCATGAAGCTCCGCCCAGCAAACAATCCTTGGCCATCGATCGTCTGCCCTGCCGCGAAGTCAAGTGCTGCGCGCTGCGGTGTATGCATGACGCCAGCAATCCGTCCCCTGAACCCACTGGCCTCGCCTGCCAGGTCAACGGCGGTCACTCTCAAGGAGTTATCTGCTTGATTGGGATACGGGTAGACAAGGGAACCCTCTGAGTAGCCCCGTGTCCCGCTGTAACCACTGGCCGTGTTGTAAGCCGCTGTTTTGCGCCCCCGCACCGCCCCTCCAATACCAGAGGGACCTCGAACGATGTAGACCCCCTCAGTGACGCTCGCGAAACTGCCGTAGGCTAAGTCAGCTTGGATGAGGTTGTTGTTGAGACCATCGGCGACCATGCCCGCGATGAATGCACCGTATCCGTCGCCAGGCACATCCGAGATGAAATCGCCCATGCCCAATAACACTCCTGCAGTTGTGGGGAGGTAGGGCTGAGTCCAGATGTAGAAGGCCCGATCGTCGGCAAACAAGCGCCAAGTCTTTGCAGCGCTTCCGGTGTCTCTGCTCTTGGGCCACCACAGCCCCCCCGAGACCTGTGTGTCTGCGGGAGTTGGCCCGGTTCCGGAGCTGATGTCGCTCATGCTTTCGTAGCACCGCACCCGTGCTGTTGTCGATCCCGTGTCGTCAACGCGCAGCACGCACCCTGTTGCCTCCGGTACCGTTGGTTTTAGCGCGATCACATTGGCAAGCTGACCCGCGAAAAGCTCCTGCCAGCCCGCCGGCGCCACCTTGTGCGTGATGCTGCCCGAGGCCGCGCCATCCGCAATGCCTGGAGCTGCGAAGGTGACCCGGTCCGTCGTGATCGACAGCACGCGCTTGGAGCCGTTCAGACCACTGGTCGTAGCTCCGGCGACCTGCATGATCGTGCCCACCTTGTACGGATGCGCGGCCGAGAACATCAGCGTGGCCACGCCGCTGGCGACTGTGAGCGACGCCGCAGCGCCAGCACCGAAGCCATCGACAAGACAGGCCTTGAGCACTGCGCGCAAGGCGCCAGCAGAGCCAGACAGCACCGGAGCGCCAACTTGAGACGAATCGAAAGTGAAGATCATGGTTACCTCAAATAACGGGGTTGGTGGGCGCGCGGTCAACATCGCCGCGCTCGGTGATTTCAAAGGCGTAGTCGGTGCCCGTGGCCTGACCCGGCTGCACGGCGCGGATCAGCGCCAAGGGGTAGAACGCCCCCACGGTGGGCAAGAAAAGCACGTTGCCCGCTGCCCAGCCGCTGCCCCACCCTGCGGCTGGCAGCCGGAAGTAAGGCGCGCTGCTGATGGGGTTGACGGGGGCAATCTCGGTGTTGCGGCTGAACGTGCCCAGGTTGCCAACGTGCTCGCCAATCACCTCCACATCCATGCCGCCCGCGAGCACGCGCAGGGCAAAGCGCTCGGTGATGGCGCCCGCGTTGGTGACCACCACGGGGAAGGCCGCGTCGTTGTAGGAGGCGCTGGCCGGGCCGGAGGGGCCCACCGCATCCAGCCAGGTCACACCATCCCAGCTTTGCTGGTCCCACACGGGCAGCGCACGGGCGCGCAGGTCGCCCGCCATGAGGGCGCTGCTGACCACGCTGCCCACGGGGAAGTCGTGCGCGAGTTGCTTGGTGAGCTTGAGCGTGCCGTTGACTTGCACGTCGGCCACGCGGGCCATTTGCTCGATGCGATGCTTGACGGTGACGGGTTGCACCCAGCCGGTGACATCGGTGACGGCGATGGTGCCTGCGTCAAGGTCGGGCGTGTAGCCGCTGGTAATCAGCTTGCCGTCTGCACCCACCAGGTACACACGCGAGAGGCGGGTGCGGGCGCAGTTGATGGTCTGGTTTGCCGCGTAGGTTGCGGCGGGCACCACGCCGGTGTGGCCGATGACCACGTAGCTGCCAACGCGGTAAATCGGCACGCGGCCGTCGGGCGGCAGGCGCACGGGGTCGAGGCCGATGATGTCGGCATCCAGCGGCAGGTAGAAGTAGCTGACGCTGTTGTAGCGCAGCGTGGTCGGGTCCACTGGCCAGGGGCGCCAGATTTTGCCGGCCTGCACCGCGCCCACATCGGCGGCGCTGTACCACCATTCGGCTTTTTGCTCAGGCGTCAGGGTGGCGTCGTCGAGGTAGTCGCCAAACTGCAATTCAAGCAGGCCGAATTCGTAGTCGATCTTGCCGCGCAGATGCGTGCCGCTGATGGTGCCGTCGATGTCGCCCATGGCGGTGATGCTGTTGCCTTCGGCATCGGCGAGGTTGAGCACCACGCCTGCGGGCTTGAGCGGGGCGGCCTGGGTGCGCATGAAGATGCTGGCGGTGGTCCAGTTCTGGCGCACGGTCCACAGGCTGTCGAGCGTGAAGGTGGTGGCCGTGGTGCCAGCGTTGACAACATAGTCGAACACGCGGGCCACGCCGCTGGAGTAGTCCACCTGCCCGGCAACGTAGCCGGGGTCGGTGCCCACGCGGTCGCGCACCAGCACGCCGTCGTAATCCTCGAAAACGTGGCCCATCCAGGTGAAGCGCACGCTGCCAGGCACGATGTAATCTGCCGTGTAGGGGCACAGGTCAATGGTGACGGGCGGGGGCGTCCACGTCATGCTGTGCGTTTGCGCTGCGGCGAAGGTCTCGGCATAGGTCACCGTGACGGTGCTGGCGGCGAGGATTTCCTCGCCCACGGCGGCGTCCACGTAGTCGCCGCCCTTGCTGCTGTTGGTGGTGCTGCCTGGGTCGCCACCGCCGCCGCTCATGGACGAGGTTTCAAATGCTTTGGCGTCCTCGTAGTCGCTTTTGTAGCCCTCGGTTTTGCTGTCGAGGCTGACAAAGCGCACGTTGAGGGTTTTGCCCGCGTAGTTGATGGTGCCGTCTGGCCCGAAGGTGCCCGCACCGTCGTCGGTGAGCGTGTGGCGCACCGTGTCTTGGGTTTTGCTGGTGTTGTAGCTGGTGCGGCTGTGCGCGCTGCTGGTGGTGGTGCTGGTTGCCGTCCGGACGATGCCGGTGGCTATCATTCCTACTTCTCCGCCCATTTCTAGCCTCCTGTTCCTGCGTAACCAACCGAGCCTTTGAGGGATGGCGCGTAGCCCCAGCGGTAGTACGAAATACCGCCAATGGTTTTTTGCTGCGCACTCGCGTAGTCCCGCTCGGACCAGGTGACGCCGGTGGCATCGGGCACCGGGTAGAAATAGCCGGTAGGCGCAAACTCCGCCTGAACCTGTATGTAGACGGTTTCACCCGTGAGCACTCGCGTACCGCCCTGCGCCATGTAAGGCTGATAAATGTCAGTACCGATGATGGGGACGCGCGTGATGGCGACCGGGGGCTGGTAGTTGGGGTCTTTGATCCACTTGTAGGTGGTGGTCGAACCGGCTTCTTTCGCGCTGGCCGTGCCCGATGCGCTGGCGCCCGAACTGGTGCTGACGTTGCGCACCGTAGTCCACTGCACCGTGACGCTGCCCGCTGCGGGCACGGTGTCTAGCACGATGTTGGCAAAGCCGCCCGCGTCAGGGCTGACGGTGACGCTTTTGGTGGTGATGGTGGCCCACTGGTAATCAATAGCGAACTGCGCCCCCGCATCGGGCATGTGCAGGGGGCGAATGAAAAGGTCGCCGCTGGCGTAGTTGATTTCGCCCACGGCCGCGCCGCCCACCAGGGCACCGGTGCCGTTGTCGGTGGCGGTGCGCAGCACGGCGCCGCTGGTCCACTGGATGGTCAGGGTGCCGGGCTTGATGCCTGCGTGGTCGAGTTGCAGCGCGTATTCAGGCGCACGAAAACCGGCCTGGCCCGTGCGGTTGGTGAACGCGCTTTTCTCGCCCCAGTTGAAGATGATGGCGCTGCCCACATCCGGCAGCGCAGGCACCGTGAGGGCGATGGTGCCGTTGGCATAGTTGACGGTGCCCGCACCCGCGCCGGTGAGTGCGCCCGCGCCGTCGTCCGTCACCGTGTACCACACGCCCAGGGCCATGTAGCTGATGACGATCGTGTTGGGCGCCGGGAAGGGCTTGAGGATGTTGACCCACGAGAAGCCGCGATTTTCTTGCCCCACTTTCAACCGCGTGGTGTGGGGTGCAGAGCCCACGGTGATTTTGCGCGGGCTGGTGGCCAGGGTGAGGGTGCGCTGGGCTGCGGGGCGCTGGTCGAGGCTGATCGTTTCGGTGCGGCTGTTGGGCACGATCTGGCTGTAGATGCTGGCGACCTTGACCACCGTGTCGCCAATGGCACCCAGCAGCACGGTGGGCGAGGCGCCGTAGTAGTTGGCTGCGTCGGCCACCGTGGTGTCGCGCATCAAGGTCTTGGCGGTGTCACGCCCGAAGGTGCGGCTGGGTGGGCTGCCGGGGAAGTTGTAGCGCAGCACGTCAGACAGGTCGGCCTTGGTGACGCTGGCTTGAAAGTCTTTGTATTCACCGCCTGTGAAATACGTAAATGTGCGGTCTTCGGTGGTGGTGCGGGTGACTCGCACGTACTGGATCAGCTCGCCGGACAGGCCCTCTCGGTACAGCAGCACGAGGGTGCGGCCAATTGCGGGCGCGGGGGTGCCGGGGCGGTGCAGGATTTGCAAGGCGCGCTGGCCGGCTACGTGGTCTTCCAGCAGGTAGCCGTTCCACTCGGGTCCTTTGATCAAATAGTTGGCCACGGCCTGGGCGATTTCGCTGCGGCGGGCAAACAGGCTGCACTTGGCCAGGCTGACCGACACATTGGGATCAGTGGGCAGGCGCGAGAGGATGATGTTTGCGCCCATGAGCGCGTCGGTGGTGGGTGTGAGCACGCCCATGTGCACCTGCCGAATGGACACGTTACCGCCTGCGCGGGCGGTTTCGGTCACATCGCCAAACACTGCATTGCTGCCGCCGTAGGGGATGACGGTACCGGTGGGGCCGCCGCCGCCTTCGGGCACATCGTCCATCACACGGGACGCCAGCAGCTTGATGTCGCCTTCAAAAATGGTCATTGCTTAAACCTCGATCAACCGCAGGGTTGCGTAATAGGGATTGGTGGCGGTGGGCAGCTCGGGGCGGCCCACGGGCTTGGCTTCAAAGGGCGAGTCGGGCGCAAACATCACGGTGAAGGCGCGGCCATCGGCCAGGGTGAGCGTGTGGGTCGCACTGGTGGAGCCAGCCAGGGCGTACAACTGGGCCACCACGCCACGCCCCAGCCAACCGGCATCCACCTCACCCGCGAGGGTGATGGGACGGCCCGCCAAGCGTGGCGCAACATCCACCAGCAGCGCGCCGGTAAGGCTGTAGGTAACGGCCCGCTCTACGGGCACCCAGTCGAATTCATCGACCCAAACCATGCCGCGCGGCACGGCAATGCTGCCAAGGGTGTGGTGTGTTGTCATTGGATGGCCGCCCCTCGGGCCTGGGCGAGTGCGCGCAGCAGATCAACCTCTGTCTTCGCACTGTCCGCATCGGTGTGGCGGGTTTGACCGCGCACCATGCCCCAGTCGCCCGCGCCGTTGATGGTGATGTTGTTGATGTAGCTGTTGCCACCCGTGCCGGTACCAGGGCCAGGCGCTGGCGCGGGGGTGGGCGATGGGGCCGGGGCGTTGGGGTTGCGCTGGCGGTCGCGGATTTCCTTGTCGCGCTTGGCACGGTCAACAATGTCCTGCGCCTCGATCTGGCCGCCTTCGTCGTATTTGTAGTATTCGGCCACCTTGCCCAGGGCTTCGGCCAGGGTGCCGTACTTGCCAGCCCAGCGCTTTTGCGCGTCGTTGGCGATGTAGTCCACCTCGCCCTTGCCGTTCAGGAACTGCTTGGACAGCTGCTGCGCCACGGCGTCTTCCAGGCCCGCCTGCTTGAGGTAATCGATGATCGTGGAGCGAGTCCACGCAAATTGCTGCTCGCTGGGCTTGCGATTGGTGATGCTGCTGGCCGAGGTGTCGGCATTCTTTTGCGCCTGGGCGGCCGCCAGAAACTGCCCCTGCGCGGCCATGGCCTTGGCGCCCGCGTCTGTATAGGCGCTGCCGAGGGCTTGCACGGAGGACAACTGTTCACGCGCTGCAGAGGCAGCACCGCGATGGCCCGTGGCTACATCATCCAAACCGGCTTTGGCGTTTTTGGTGGCCTCCAGCGTGGCCTTGCCCGCCTCATCCACCTGCACCTTGTAGCCACGGGTGGCGGCCTCAGCCGTAACCCATGAGGGGGCGATGCCTTTGTTTGCAGCAATGGCATCGTCTGCCGCCTTTTTGAAAGCAGCCGATAGGTCTTCAGCGGTGGCCTTACCCGAGTCTTTGATGGTCTGATAGTCGCGCTTGGCATTCTCGGCCTGGCGCGCCAGGTCTGCACTGCTGGTGACGCCCAGGCGCTGGAATGCGGCCGACACCTGGGCGGCCATGTCGTCAGCGCTTTGGCTGGTTTGCGCCATCGCCTTGTTGAGCTGCTGGAGCTTTTCAGCTGCGCCCTGCAGGTCGCCGCTTTGCACCAAGCTGGCGTACTCTTCCCGCAGCTTGCGCACCGAGTCGGCGTGCTCAGCAGCCGCTGTCTTTGCCGCCTGGTCTGCCTGGGCCTTGGCTTCTACCTTGGCCTTGGCTTCAGCCGCTGCCTGGCCCGTGGCTTCAATCTCTCGGGCCATGGCTGAGATGCTGGCCTGCGCGTCTGCCGCAGCCTTGCCCCCGGCATCAAACGAACGCGAAAGCCCATCAAACCCATCGCGCGCAGTTTGCGCGCCATCGGCCATATCAAGAAACGCCTGCCGCGACTTTTCACCCAGGGCATCGCTGGCAGCCATGGTGGCCTCAGCCGACAGGCGCACCTCATCTGCCGCCGACTTGAACGCGGCAGACACAGCGCCAAAGCTGATTTTGGAAAGCCCCTCCATGATGAGCGCCACACCCGACTGCAGGTGCGACACCAAGCCCGCAAAGGCCTCGCCCACCTTGTAGATGACGCCCAGCACAGCATTGAACCCGGCACTCATCACGCCGTAGGCGAGCTGCACGATGTTGCCCGCATTGGTGGCGTAAGTGCCAATCTGCGTGAAGGCCTCGCCCGTGCGGTCGGCAAAGCCGCGCAGGTCTTCCGTCACCTTGTTGAAGTCAATCGTGGCAAGGAACTCGCGCACCCACTTGATGCCCGCCTGGAAGGCTGTTGCAATGGCATCCCCAAACTTCTTCACAGTGCCATCAGACACGGCGCCACGCAGCGCGGCCGCGAGCTGGTCAACGCCGTCTTTCAGCACAGGCAGCACGGGCGTGCCCAAGGTATCCTTTACCAACTTCCACGCGGCACCCAGCCCGCCAAGTGCGCCGTTCAGGTTGTTCCGCATGACCTCAGCGGTGGCTGCGGCACTGCCCTGGGCGTTCTTGAGCTGAGTGGTCAGGTCACCCAGCGCGCCCATGCCCTGGTTGATCAGCGCACGCAGGGCGGGCCCCGCCTCGGTGCCCACCGCCAGGATGGCCTTGCTGCCAGCCGGGCCAGCGGCAGCGAGTTCATGCAAAGCCTTTTCAAAGTTGTTGGTGGTGATACCTGCGGCGGCCAGTTCGTTGCGGAACTTGCTGGCGGGGTCTGCAAACTGGCTCAGGATGGAGTTGAGGGCGGTACCAGCCCGGCTGGCGTCAATGCCCGCATCGGCAAACTTGCCGATGATGGCCACGGTGGTCTCAAGGCTCAGGCCCAGGCTGTTGGCCACGGGGGCCGCATAGCTCAGCGCCTGGGCCAGGCCTTCAACGCTGGTGTTGGTGGCGTTGGCACCCTTTGCCAGCACATCGGCCACACGCCCGGCATCGGTGAACGCCAGGCCCATGCCCATGACGGCCTTGGTGACGTACTCGCTGGCCGTGGCCAGTTCAATGTCACCCGCCTGGGCCAGGGCCAGCACAGCGGGCAAGGTGGCGATGGCGTCTTTGCTGTTCAGCCCCGCTTTGGCCAGGTTTTCCAGAGCGCCTGCCGCTTCGGTGCTGGTGAACTTGGTGGTGGCGCCGGCGTCTTCAGCCGCAGCGCGCAGGGCCGCCATTTCTTCGGCACTGGCGCCGGTGGCAGCCTGCACGCGGCTGAGGGCCGTCTCCAGATCTGCCGCGCCCTTGACCACGCCCACAAAGGCGTTGATGCCGAAGTAAGTGGCAATGGCCGCACCCACTGCAACCACCTTGGTCTGCAGGCTGTCGAACACTGCCGAGGCGTTGTCCTTGGCATTGATCAGAATTTCAATGGGTTTGAATGCCATGATGCGTGGGCTTTTGGCGGGCTTTTGGCGGGTTTTTGGCAATGCAGCGGCTTCGACTGGCGCCGTTTGCACAGCGGCAGTAGGAGCCGCACAGCGCCGGGGCGCTGTGGATTGGCGGCGGTTAGGCGACTACGGGGCGGCCGTCGCAGTAGATGGCTTCGCCGTTGGCGGGCTTGAGGGCTTCCACACCGAATTCCATCGAAACCACATCGGTGCCCTCAGCGATGAGGGGCAAGTCGCCGCTAGGGGTGAGCGTGACTTTGGGCAGGTACCAGTCGCGGTTACCGCCGGTGGCGTTGTCAGACACCACACGCAGCGCGCCCTGCAGTTCAGACTTGCCGCCCGACTTCACGGACTCGAACGATGCAGCCACGGGCGTGTAGCCAAACTGCACCTCAGAGCCGGTGGCAATGCCGCCGCCTTCGATGATTTGCACGCGGCCGGTTTCGGTGTCCACGTTGTAGTCAGTGCCTGCCACATAGGCGGTGGTGCCGCCCGAGTTTTTGACGGTGATGGCCGTGACGTTGCGCACGCCCAGCGGGTTGGCAGCCGTGGCGCCCAGCTGGTACTGGCGGCCTTGGATGACGGTGCGCTTTTCACCAGTGACGGGTGTGGCGGCCTGGGTCTTCTTTTGCAGCGTGCCAGACAACCACAGCGCCGCGTTGCTGGGGCTGAAGTTGTCGCACTGCAGCTTGCCGGTGCGGTCTACCTGAATGACCCAGGAGCCATCCTTTTGGCGCAGGCCGGTTTCGCTGGAGAAGTGGTCGGTCTTCTCGGTGTTGATGGTCAGGCTCAGGCCCGGGCAGTTGCCCAGCGGGAACTCGCCCGTGAGCTGCTCGTTGGCATCGAACGGATCAAAATACACCTTGCCGCGGGGGATGAGGTACTCGCTTTTGACGTGCTGAATAGGCATAAGGCCTCCAAAAATTGATTACTCTTGGCCCCGGTACAGGGCCTGCGTGGAAAACGTGAGCTCAACACCGGCTAGGCCATCCTCGGCAAACACGGCATCGGCCACGGCGGCAAGCTGCAAAGGCTCCCAGCCGCGCCCAGCGTGCTGGCCTGGCGCCCAGCCGTGCATGGCTTCGATGACGGCAGCAAAGGCGGCCTCCAGCTCATTAGCGGCCGTGGCACTGCGGCGAACGGCCAGCACCAATGACCAGCCGGGCTGCACCATGACAGCGCCGCTGCGCGCGCCCGCCACACCACCACCCGGCAAGCGCACATCCACCGCAGGCAGCGTGGCGCGGTCTACCAGCTCGGTGCTGGTGCGTACCGTCCAACCCGCAAGGGCTGGCAGCGATTGCAGGCGGGCTTTGATGGGGGCGTTGAGTGCGAACATGCTCAGGGCTTTGGATAGACAGAGACCGTGACCCAGCCGGATTCATCGGGCTGCACCTGGCCGGACACCAGATGGACTACGCCATCCAGCACCAGCTCGGAGCCTTCGACCAGACCAGGCGTGTGCGCCACAGAAAACGAAGCCGTGATGGCCGCCGAGCTGGCCGCCTGGGCACCGAAGGGCTCAACGCCCTCACGGCCCAGTAGCACCCCGAAAGGCTCGCCGCCCTGGAACACCCCAACGGTGTCGGACAAGGCGCGCTCCACAGCGCTGTTGAGGCGCTGGTGCAGGCGAGCAAATGGGGATGTGGCCATGGCGCGGATCAGGGCTTAGGCTCAGGTGCCGTCAGCCACGAACTGGCCGAGCTTGACCAGCACTGTGGCGCTGGGGTTGGCCGCAGCGCTTACCGCCACGCCAATGCATTTCTGGCTGGCCGTGGTCTTGTTGACGACCTTGTTGTTGGCGTCCCAATAAAGACGGTCGCCCACTGCGATGGCGAGGGCGCTGGTTTTGCCCAGCTCGAACACGCCTGCGGTAGCGAATGGGCCGGGTGTGCCGCTGGCCACATTGGTGAGCGCCACGCCAAACAGTGCGGTGCCAAACAGGTAGCCCGTGCCGGCCGCCACGTCTGCAGCCGGGGTGAGGGTGAGCGTGTCGCCCTCTTGCTTGAAATTCTTTGCCATGGTGATTCCTTGGTGGAAATGGTTTGCAGAGCCCTGGCCGCTAGTGCGGCGGCCAGGCGGCAGCTATCAAGCGCCTGCGTTGGTTACGGCGCCCCGGTAGTCGATGGCACCCACGCCGTAGTCCAGGCGCACCTTGTAGCGGGCGCCGTCCACGTCGAAGCCGTTTTGCAGTTCCAGGTACGGGTTCTGGTTGCCGTCGAGGAAGGCGACTTCCAGCACCGGGGCCTCGGAGGGGTCGGCAAACAGGTAGCGGCGGGTGCCCGTCATGCGCGGGGTGTCCACAATGTCGCGGAACAGGCCGTTGACGATGTTGGGCTTTTGCAGCTTGTTAGCGGTGTCGGGGTCGTACTGCGCATCGTTGATGCTGCGGGCCGTGCCGCCCAGGCCAATGGGCACCAGCAGCACAGCGGGGCGCAGGTCGAGGTAGTCGTTACCCGACACGTCCTTTTGCGATGCCATCGCCACGCGATCCAGATCCAGGGCGGCCATGGTGATGGCTGCGCCGGTGGTGATGTTGCCGTGGTCGGCGTGGAACAGTGCCTTGCCGTCGCCCATGGTGGGGCCTGCGCCGCTGTTGAGGGCCAGCAGGGCGTACACATCGGCTTCCACGGTGCGGGCAGCTGCGCGGCCCAGCATGTTGGACAGGCCCACGAACGCACCCAGGTCATCGTTGATGATGGCCGTGCGGCTGAGGTTGATGATGTTGCCCTTGGTGCCAGCGGTGATGCTGGCCTTTTCGCCGTCAGGAATGCTCTTGTTGACGTACTCACCCAGCTCGTTGACGGCATCCAGGCTACCGAAGCTGCCGGTGCGGTAGCGGTTGTGAGCGCGGAAGTCGCTCACACTGCCGGTTGCGCAAAAGCGGTTCCAGGTCAGGGCGGCGGTGGCGTAGGCGGCCTGCAGTGTCTTGTGCATGGCGTTTTCCAGCAGCACGGGGAAGTCGCTGGTGCCCTGGGTGAAGGCGGCGGCCACCACTTCCATGGGGGTCATGCCGGACACGCTGACCCCAGCGCGCTGCAGCGATGCGCGGGCGGTATCGAGCAGGCGGTCGCCACGGTACGGGTTGGACGACAGCGCGGCGCGGGCAGCGGCGTCTTGCGCCACGCCAGCACGGGCCAGGATGGAGGCCACCACGGCGTCTTTGCGCTTGTCGCCTTCGTCCGAAACCGTCTCGATCTTCGGGAAGGCGTTTTGCGGGTTGGCAGGCTCGGCACCCTTGCCCATTTCGGCCAGCAGGCGGGCCTGAATGGTTTCGATGGTCAGGCCAGGGTCTGCCAGCACTTCGGTTTGCAACGCGGCGATTTCGGGGCGCGCGGCGAAGGGCTTGAACATGGCGATCACCTGGGCGTTGTCTTCCTTGGTGCGCGCAAATGCAGCGGGTTGAGCCGCCGGCTTCTTTTCTTCGGGCATGGAATGCTCCTGTGGTTTTGCAGCGGCTGCTGCGGGTTGTGAAACGGGGGTGGAATGACCAGCCGCAACAGGCGCGGCGGCCTTGAAGCGCGAGAGGTCGAAGCTGCTGGCCAGCGATGCGGCCACGGCCACCTCATCGCCCACTTCGTCGGCAAAGCCTTCGGCCTTGGCTTCGTCGGCCAGAAACCAGTGGTCTTTGCCATCGGTCAGCAAGGCCAGGGCGTCTTCGTAGGTTTTGCCGCTCTTGTCGGCATAGGCGCTGGCCATGGCTTTGGCGTAGCGGTCCAGAATGTCGGCCT